CAATATAATACTATGGATATGGATTCGGAAGTAAATGCCGCATTAGATATTCTTGGAGAATTTTGTACACAACAAAACAAGCAAAACAAAACTCCATTTAAAATGGACTTTAAACAAAAAGCTACAAATTCAGAAATTACAGTACTTTCACAATACTTACAGCAATGGTCTAAGTTACAAAAGTTTGAAACTAGAATGTTTAAAATCATTCGTAACACTTTTAAATATGGTGATGCATTTTTTATTAGAGATCCAGAAACTAAAAAATTGTTTCATGTTGATCCTGCAAAAGTATCACGTATTATTGTAAATGAATCAGAAGGTAAGAAACCAGAACAATATGTTATTAGAGATGTAAACTTAAACTTTACACATATGGTAGCTACAACTCCACATCAGACTAGCGGTAACGTTACTGGTGGAGGTGACGGTTATTTAACAGGCGGCGTTAGAGGACAAGTTGGTGCACCAAACCAACATACAAGTGCAGGAAGATTTACTAAAGACCTTAAAGAAGTTACAGTTGATGCTAAGAATATAGTACACCTTAGTTTGTCAGAAGGATTAGATAATAATTTTCCATTTGGTAATTCATTACTAGAAAGTATTTTTAAAGTTTACAAACAAAAAGAATTATTAGAAGATGCAATTATAATTTACAGAGTACAACGAGCACCAGAACGTAGAGTATTTTATGTTGACGTAGGTAACATGCCAAGTCACTTAGCTATGCAGTTTGTTGAAAGAGTAAAAACTGATATCCATCAACGAAGAATACCTTCGTCAAGTGGTGGAGGACAAAATGTTATTGATAGTGCATACAATCCATTATCTATAAACGAAGATTACTTTTTCCCACAAACAGCAGAAGGAAGAGGATCAAAAGTTGAAACATTACCAGGTGGTACTAACTTAGGTGAGATTGACGACTTAAAATATTTTACTAATAAACTTGTACGTGGATTACGTATTCCAAGTTCTTACTTACCAACTGGTCCAGATGATGGACAAAGTAATTACCAAGACGGTAGAGTTGGCACAGCATATATTCAAGAATTACGTTTTAATAATTACTGTGAGAGATTACAAAACTTACTTACAGAAGAATTTAACCAAGAATTTAAACGTTATTTGATAGAAAAAGGTGTAAACATTGATACTGCAATGTTTGATCTTAGAATGCAACCACCACAAAACTTTGCAAGTTATAGACAAAGTGAACTTGATAATGCTCGTGTACCAACGTATACACAAATGAGTGCTATACCTTATATTTCAAATAGATTTGCATTAAAACGTTTCTTAGGAATGACAGAAGAAGAACTTGCTGAGAATGAACGTTTATGGAAAGAAGAAAACGACGAGAACTTAACACCATTACCAACTGACGCGGCAGGAGAAATGAGAACTGCTGGAATTAGTGGAGCAGGTATAGGTGCTGATATGGGCGGAATGGAAGACGTTGATCCTGAAGCTGAAGTACCACCTGAAGATGGTGGAACAGCTCCTGCACCAGAAACAGCAACTGGAGGAGCGGACGATGGCGGTGCTACACCACCTCCCGCATAAATAGTAGTATGACAATGTTGCGAGAAATATTTTACTTCGATAAAGAAACACTCGAGCCAGTGGATAATAAACAATATGATCCTATTGACGACGAGTCTATTGTTCAACGTGACGATACTCGCAAAACAAGATTAACCTTGCGTCAAATTAATAAAACCCGCAAAGCGGCAGAGTTACATTCTGAAGAACAAATAAAAGAACTTGACTTCGTACGCCAAATGTACGGAATAGCCGCGAACGCCGAACAGGCAGTTTAATACTATGCCCAGATCTACTGTGGCATTTGTTATTGGAAATGGCACAAGTCGTAAACCTATCAACTTACATAAATTAAAACCATTTGGTCAAATATATGGCTGTAATGCTTTATATAGAGAGTTTGACCCTGATTATCTAGTAGCTGTTGATACTAAGATGGTTAACGAAATTAATGCTGTAGGGTGGCAACTTACACACGAGGTATGGACAAATCCTAATAGAGTTTATAAAGATTTTAATAAATTTAACTACTTTGACCCAAGTTTAGGTTGGAGTAGTGGACCTACGGCACTACATTTAGCTAGTGAAGAAGAGCGTAATCATAATGAAATCTATATTTTAGGCTTTGATTATAAAGGTACTAAGGTTAATAATAAGATTAATAACATATATGCAAACACAAAAAATTATAAAACATCTGAAGATACAGCAACATATCATGGTAATTGGGCTAGACAAACAGGTATTGTAATTCAAAAAAATCCAAATAAGAGATATATACGTGTAGCAAGTAAAGAAGAACCCTACTTGCCAGACAACTTAAAAGTGTGGGGGAACCTGCATCACATGTCAATTGAAGAATTCCAGGATTTTTTCAAGATCCTATAATCTTAATGTAAAACGGCCCGTTTTAGGCCGATAACCACGTACTTTTTCCCATATAGTGTAAATATATTAGACAGCAATACCACATCTAAAACAACAGGAGGAGAGAAAAAATGGCTGAGAAAAATAAATTTGAAGCGATGCTTGAAAAGTTAATCGCGGAAGACCGCACTGGAGCGGAAGAACTATTTCATGAAATAGTTGTTGAAAAATCTAGAACAATTTACGAAAAACTTTTGGACGAAGATATGCCAGAAGTTGAAGTCGACGAAGCAGACAAAAAAGATGCTGAAGTTGATGAAAAAGAAGATACGGAAGCTAAAGAAGACGATAAAGTCGACGAAAAAGCTGACGAAGACGAAAAAACTGATGAAAATGACGAACAAGAAGTTAAAGAAGAACTTGTTGACATTACACCAGTAGAAGACGTTCCTACTGAAGCAGGCGACGAAATGGGCGGCGATCCAACAGATGCTATGATCGGCGACATTGAAGACGCAGGCGACGAAGAAGGTGATGATGAAGGCGATGCGGGCGACGATGAAGATTTAGAAGACCGTGTTGTTGATTTAGAAGATGCACTTGATGACCTTAAATCTGAATTTGATTCTATGATGGATGATAAAGACGGTGACGACGATGACGGCGAAGAAGGTCCAGAAATGGATATGGACGCTGGAGACGACGAAGAAGGTGATGATGAAGCAGAGGACGAGGCTGTTGAAGCTGGATCCGATCTTGAGTCAGAAAAACCTGCATTTGAAGGAAAAGAAGCGAAAGCTACTGCTCCTAAAGATCAGACCGAGCTAATGCGTGAGTATGTGAATAAAATAGCTGATGAACCTAAAAAAGGTGACAACGGCGCTAACACAAAATCACCAGTAGCAAATAAAAATGACATGGGCGGCACAGCCGCTAACATTGCCAAAGGCGGAGAAGGTGGTGGTTCAAATTCTGGACTAACTGGCAACGATGCTAAAGAAGATTCAGCTGGTAACGTAAACGTTCCAGGTGGAAAGGCAAGCAAGTCATTAAAATCTAACTCAAAAGGCCACGGTACCGAGAAAAAGGGAAAAGGCGAAGAAGGCGGAACTAATACTGATTCAGTAATTGGTTCCTAATGATAAGGAATAATGTGTTGCACAATTTACGTGAGAACTTAACATTCGACCAAGCTAAAATGGTTATTGAGACTACCGAGAACGCTAAGGGTGGTAAAGATCTTTTTTTAAAAGGTATTTGCATCCAAGGCGGGGTTAAAAACGCCAACCAACGTGTTTACCCTGTTACCGAGATAGGTAGAGCTGTCAACACTCTCAATGATCAAATTACAGGTGGATATTCAGTTCTTGGCGAAGTTGATCATCCAGAAGGCCTTAACATTAACTTAGACCGCGTAAGCCATATGATCGCAGAGATGTGGATGGATGGCCCAAACGGTTACGGAAAACTTAAAGTATTACCAACGCCGATGGGGCAATTAGTTTCAACAATGCTGGAAAGCGGTGTTAAACTAGGCGTCTCATCACGTGGTAGCGGAAATGTTACAGAAGACGGATCCGGACAAGTAAGCGACTACGAAATAATCACAGTAGACGTAGTAGCTCAACCCAGTGCTCCAGGGGCATACCCAACCCCAATATACGAGCATTTACTGAATACTCGTGGGGGGTATAAGGCTATGAACTTGGCTCGCGAAGTACAAGGCGATAAAAAGGCACAAGACTACTTAAAGAATTCTTTGATGAATATCATCAAAGGGCTCCAGTAATAAGGAGAATATAATGTTGGACGCACTGAAATCACTCTTTGAAAACAATGTAATTTCCGAAGAGATCAGAGTTGAAATTCAAGAAGCATGGGACAAAAAGATTGCTGAAGAGCGCCTTTCTGTAACAGCTGAACTTCGCGAAGAGTTCGCATCTAAGTATGAACACGATAAAGCACAAATGGTTGAAGCTATCGATTCTATGGTGAGCGATAAATTAGCAGAAGAAATTTCCGAGTTCACTGACGATCGCAAACAGTTAGCAGAAGCAAGAGCAAAATATGCCATTGCTATGCGTGAAAACGCAAACTTGCTAAAAGAGTTTGTTATGCAGTCTTTGAAAAAGGAAGTCACTGAATTACATGATGACCAAAAGGTAATGTCAGATAAGTTTGGCAACCTTGAGGAATTTGTTGTAGAAGCTTTGTCTAAAGAAATTGCAGAGTTCCAAGAAGATAAGAAAGACTTAGCTGAAACGAAAGTACGATTAGTACGTGAAGCTAAGAAACATCTCAATAAAGTTAAATCAACTTTTGTTGAAAAAAGTGCTAAATTAGTATCAGACGTTGTTGGCAAAGGACTTACAAAAGAAATTAGTCAACTTAAAGAAGATATTGATTCAGCTCGTAAGAATGACTTTGGTCGTAAGATTTTCGAAACTTTTTCAAACGAGTATGCTAACAGCTACTTGAATGAAAAATCAGAAACTGCTAAACTATTGAAAGTTGTTGATCTTAAAGATAAGCAAATTGAAGAAGTTAAAGCAGAAGCTGAAGAAAGCAAGAAAATTGTTGAAAGTAAAAACGCAGAAATTAATAAAATTTCTGATGCGGCTAAAAGAAAAGATATCATGGATGAACTAACTGCTCCTTTGAGCAAAGATCAACGTGAAATTATGAAAGACTTACTGGAAAGTGTACAAACTGACAGATTAGTAAAACAATTTGACAAGTACATGCCGGCAGTTATTGACGGGAAGACTCCAGAGAAGAAAAAGGCGACATTAACCGAAGCAGAGGCAAAATCAATCACAGGCAATAAAGAAGAATCTAACGTTAGTAGTGTAAGCTCGGAAGCCAACAAAAATATTGTTGATATTCGAAGACTTGCAGGATTGAATTAAGGAGAAAACAATGTCAGAACTACTAGAAAATCGCTGGCAGGATACCAAAACCGCTCTTTTAGAAGGCCTTCAGGGCAATAAGAAAGCAGTAATGGCAAGTACTCTTGAAAACACACGCAAGTGGTTGAATGAGACTGCAGGAGCTGGCGCTACGTCAGCCGGTAATGTTGCAACTCTAAATAGAGTTATCCTACCAGTAATCAGACGTGTTATGCCGACTGTAATAGCCAACGAATTAGTTGGTGTACAGCCGATGACAGGTCCAGTGGGTCAAATCCACACACTAAGAGTACGTTACAGTGACGCGAGTGACGGTAACGAAGTAGGTGAAGAAGCACTTTCACCATTTAAGATTGCGGCGGCTTATTCCGGTAATGCCACAGACGCAACTCCAAAAGGTGGCGCAACAGCGGCACTTGAAGGGGAAGCTGGCAAGAAGTTAAGCATCCAAATCTTAAAGCAAACAGTCGAAGCAAAAACCAGAAAGCTATCAGCTCGCTGGACTTTTGAAGCGGCTCAAGATGCTCAAGCACAGCAAGGTATTGATATCGAAGCAGAAATTATGGCGGCATTAGCCCAAGAAATTACTGCTGAAATTGATCAAGAAGTTCTTGCATCATTACGTGCTTTAGCAGGATCGGCACAACAAGCATACGATCAAAATGCTGTAAGTGGTACTGCAACTTTCGTCGGTGACGAACATGCGGCTTTGGCTGTAATGGTTAACCGCGTTGCAAATACTATTGCTCAGCGTACACGTCGTGGTGCTGGTAACTGGGCTGTGGTTTCACCACACGCTCTTACTGTACTACAATCAGCTACAACTTCAGCGTTCGCAAGAACAACTGAAGGCACATTTGAAGCTCCAACAAATACTAAATTTGTAGGAACACTAAACGGTGCAATGAAAGTATATGTTGATTCATATGCGGCTGATAGTACGGACGTACTTGTTGGTTACAAAGGTACTTCAGAAGCAGACGCTCCAGCGTTCTACTGCCCATACATTCCTTTAATGTCAAGCGGTGTTGTGTTGGATCCATCTAGCTTTGAGCCAGTTGTAAGTTTCATGTCAAGATATGGATATGTTGAGTTAAACAACACAGCATCATCTCTTGGTAATGCGGCTGACTACTTGGGTAGAGTATCTATCGCGAACGTAACATTCTCTTAAGTCTTAAGAGATTATTACATTTTGGAAGGGCGGCTTTATGTCGCCCTTTCTTTTTGACATTTTTTCCTATTTTGGATAACCTTTTTACACTTTCCGATTGACTTTTAATATAAACGGTGTTATATTAGTAATATAAGCATTAGAAGAGTAATTAACTTCTAATTATAGTGCAAGGAAGAGGCTCCTACCAAAAGAGTCGAACTTGACTGTCCAGGGGTGGTACCCAGGGTTTGTAGTAGAAATACGCAGGCTCACATCGCATTAACCCGCGGGGATAGGTTGTACGGTTTAGAAATGGTATTTCGGTCCGTGCTTGTAGGTGTACCCAAGTCCTACCTATTTTGCTTATTTTATACGCCCTACATATTCATATGTGGGGTTTTCTTTTGACTATACACTCATATTGATAAATATAACAGTATAAGGACGCAATTTTGCGTTTTATGGGGACACAACCCCGTAGACTTAGAACGTTGACAAAGGAGAAAAAAAATGGGAAGACCACTAAACAAAAGGTACTTTACAGATGCGACAACAGGCGCAACTGCAGGTGCTAATGAAATCAAAGTAAATTTTCATAACGGAACAGCAGTAAAAGAAGGTACTATTATCAGACAAAAAGGATCTAAAAAATTCGTAGTTGCTGAAACAGGTGCCGCGGACACTGAGTTCACTTGTACATTAAAAACTGGCGTATTACCAGCGGCTTTAAGTGCTGGCGAAATGTCAATTACAGCTTTAGGTAGCGATTCAGAAACTTATGGTGTAGCAAAGATTGCCGGCCATAAAGTTACACTTGCACAACCAAGTGCAACTGGATCTAATGCATTAGACGGACTCGCACAAACATGGCAAATGGGGTCAGCCGCATCTTCAGGCATAGTTAGAATTGAAGAAGCAGGTGATGATGACGTTGATAATGCTGATGACGACGACTTTACTGATGACGCATAATTAAAATTATAAGGAGCCCGAGTAATTTCGGGCTTCTTATTTTAATGATAAATACTAGGAAGCGGAGCAAAGATTATGGGTAGACCAGTAAATAAAAGAAATTTCGGGGAAGGTAATGGAAAAATTCAAGTTACCCGATATTTCTTTACTAGTGCATCTGAATCAAATACTAAAGCATGGATTGTGTCACAACGATCTACAAACAAATTTAAAGTATCAGATGGTACAACTACTGAAATATTAACTTTAGTTAATAAAGCCGCTGGTACATTAGTAGCAGGCGATATGGTAATTGACGGCGTGTTAGATGACTCTACCGTTGTACAAATTACAAAAATTTGGAATAACAATTGTCAGTACGAAGGTACTACAAGAGGAAAAATGGTTATCGGTGGCAGTGATGCTGGCGGTGAAGATGATGCTGTAACAAATACAGTAACAGTTGATGGGCAATAGATAAATGGCAAAAACAATACAAACATCTGATAATTATACTATTAGAACAGCCGATGACGGAGTTATAACTCTTGATACAGGATTAAAAATAGGACAAGTTAGAATTACTGGCGACCTTGTTGTATCTGGACAACAAACTACAGTAAACACAACTGAGATGACTATTAATGACAATATTATTGTTATTAATTCAAACGAATCAGGAACAGGTATTACGTTAGGTGAAGCAGGAATTAGAATTGAACGTGGTAGTTTAGCCGACGTACAATTTTTATTTAATGAATCTATTGTTTGGAATGATCCAGTAAGTAATACAACTAAGACAGGTGCTTTTGTTCTTAAAGATGAATCCGGTGGTAACATAGGATTAGAATGTAGAAGTATTAGTACAGGTGGCGGAGATTTATTTTTAATTAATAGTGGCGCAGGTGTAATTAGTGTTAGTGGTACTAACAATTACGAAAATCAAGTTACAGATGATGACCATATACCTAACTTGAAAAAAGTTACAGATGATATTGCAACGGCACTTGCTACTTACAATATTAATAGAATTAGATCAGGCGATCCAAATATACCTTCTTCTTTTACTGATGTTGTTACATTTGATGACGATGGAGTAAGTACAAGTACTGTAACAGTAAGGGTTGACGGGACTACAGGTGCTATATTCTACGAAGATAGAGCAGAGATAAAAGATATAAGAATAACAGGAACTACAATAGAAACAACAGTTAGTTCAAGCGATTTAGTTCTTTCAGCACCAGGAACTGGTTCAGTTGTAATTGACGACCAATTACAAATTAAAGCAACACCAGGACCAGACGATGCTACAATAGATCCAGCCGCACCAACTGATGGACTTGTATTATACGTTAAAACGCCAGGAATAGGCAAAACTGGCTTATTTTATGTAAATAGTAGTAGCGTTCGAGATGAAATTATAAGTAAAAATAGATCATTACTTTTGAGTATGATCTTTTAAGGATAGAAAACAATGGCAATAGCACAAGCAACTTTATCAGGAACACCAACAGTACTTTTAACAGTACCAGCAGGAAAACAATACGCTATTACAACTCTTATGGTGTGTAATTTTGCGGCGGCTGGTGTCCCTGCAAACAACTCACAATTTGATTTACACTTTGTACAAAACGGTGCGGCTTTATCCACACTAAATCAAATTGTAAAAGACCTACCAGTACCAGGTGGCGAAACATTTACTTTTGACTCTGAAAAAATTATTTTAGATGCAGGTGATACTGTTCAGCTACAAGCACAAGCACCTTTTAATTTATCTGTTACTGTTAGTTACTTGGAAGTATAATGCGATATATAAAAGCACAATCAACTAATGCCCGTGGCATTTATGGCAAAGACGATATCCGTAGAGATGTTAATGGTCAGATTGTCCTTGATAGTACAGATATGATGATGGTTCCAAAAGGAACTTTGGCACAAAGAACAACTACAGCATCAAATGGTCATCTTCGTTATAATACTGATAGTAATGTATTTGAAGTTTACCAAAATGGATCTTGGGCACCCCTAAGAAGATTTGAACCAGCAAGTATTGTTCAACAAGCATTAGGTAATGGTGACGACGTTGAAACAAAGTTTGGACCATTAGTTAATGGTGACACATATAATCCAGCACCATTGGCGGCACAGAATATTATAGTTCTTATTGAAAACGTATTTCAACTAGCAACTACAAACTATGTATTAGAACAAAATCCAGGTGGTTATGCCGCTGGATGGTATGTAGTATTCGGAACAGCAGTTCCAACAGGTAAACCCGTAACAGTCCTTCATAACTACGATAAGTAACTTACGATAAATATAACATAGAGGGAAGTTATATTATGGCACAAGTTGCAAGAATCTCAGGTCCGCTATTAGCGGCAAATCTAAAAAGAACACAAGCTAATCTAGCCTTTGATAATGACTTATTATATGTAGGTCATTTAACAGGTAAGATAGGTGTTCGAACTTCTACTCCAAGTACAGAATTAAATGTTTCAGGACAACATAGAGCTACTCATTATTATGCTGATCGACTTACCGGTGGCAATATTAAAATCGATACTACTGGAGCTTCAAGTGTAGTTGGTAATATTATTTTAAATTCTCAAGGTATAATTAAAACAGGTAAATTACGTACTGAAAATTTAGAATTTAACGATAATAATATTAGTAGTTTAAGTAATTCTAACATTGTACTAAGTCCTAATGGTGCAGGAACTGTTGAATTTAAAACAAATACACAAGTACAAGGTAATGTTAATGCTACAGGAAATATAACTATCCCAGGAAACATAAGTGTTGGTGGAACAATTAATTTAGGTGATCAAGCTACTGATACTATTGACTTTGACTTTTTAGATTTTACACAAGATTTAGTGCCAAACACTACACAAGGATTACATAATTTAGGAAGTGCAACACAAATTTGGAACAATGTAAACACAGCTAAAGCAATTATAGGTGATATTGAGATTGATAACGATTATATATCAACTTCAACATTTAATAATAATATGTTCCTTAGAACTAGTGGTTCAGGAAGCATAGTTCTTGAAGATTTAGCATTTAACGGAAATACCCTTGTAACACCAGCTGATTTACAAATTACACCAGGTAGTGAAAATCTAACAATAAGTTCTGTACAAGCCTTAAGAGTTCCAGATGGTACAGAAGCACAAAGGCCCAGTTTAAACCGTGATGTTAGGTACAATACAGATACTAATTTCTTTGAATTGTTTTCAACTGCATATACACCTTTAAGAGGTATATGGAGTGAAGACAGACAAACTTATGTATTAGCAAATGCTGGGAATGATTTTAGCTTTGTTACTAACGGTAGTACAACTGCTACACTTAATAGTACTGAACTATCAGCTATTAAGCTAGTATCACAAGACAATGTATCATTAGATGGTAATACTATTTCTTCAGCATCAACAAACGCTGACATACAATTAACAGCTAACGGAACAGGAGTTGTTAATATAGCTAATTTTAAACTTGAAGGAAGTACAATACATAATACAATTGCTCAAGCATTTAAAATTAGTAAAACAGGTGCTCAAGGATATATTCACTTTGATACTACCCTTGGTGCAGTTATACCCGCAGGTTCAACAGCCCAACGTCCAGCAGGTGTTATAGGACAAACAAGATTTAATACGCAGTTAGCATACGTAGAAACTTGGGACGGAACTAATTGGACTAATATTGCTGGCGCCGGCGGCGGAATTACCCTTGACTACATGGACGAACTAGTTAATATCTACACCATTGCACTCGCATAATTTCCAAAAACGATAAATACAATTGTCATAGTACAAGACCAATAAAAGGAGAGATACCTTTTATGTACTATGGGACATACTGTGGTTAGCCGGCAAAGATCTTATAAAGATGAAAATTTGGCTAGAGGGACAGGATCCCCGTATTAGGAGAGCAAAGTGGCTGTAGGTCGTATTTCGGGTCCGCTTTTAAAGAGTAATCTCATCAGGAATGGTGTGGATTTAGCCTTTGAGACGGATTTACTTTATTTGGATGTTAATAACAGCAGAGTCGGTATAAAAACTGCATCTCCTCAATACGAATTAGACATCAACGGAACTACAAGATCAACTGATTTAGTTACAACAGGAACAGCATTTATTGGTGATGTTAGAATTTCTGGTAACACTATTGATACAGTTTCTACTGTATTAAACCTTACAACTGTCGGCACAGACAAAGTTGTTTCATTAAAAACATTTGAACTAGACGATTTAAGATTCGATACTAATGTAATTTCAACTACAGTATCAAATTCCAACCTTGACTTTATACCAAATGGTACAGGTATAGTTGATATCCAAGCAAATACTAATATTACTGGTAATTTAGACGTTACAGGTAATGTTACAGCAGATGGCGATATTACTGTAGGCGGAAATGTACAACTAGGTGATGAAGCTACTGATACGATCAACATTGTAGCTGGAATTACTAGTGATATTAAGCCGGCAACAACCGCAACTTATAATTTAGGAACTGCTGGAAAGCGTTGGAATAACTTACATACTACAAGTGCATATATTGATGATATTCATATTGATGCTGGAGTAATTGAAAATACAGTTTCAAACGCAAATTTAGAATTACGCACTAACGGTTCAGGTTCTATCCTTATTGACGATTTTATTATAAAAAGTAACGTTCTACAAACAGCAACTAGTAATATTACATTAACACCCGGAAGCGGTGTTGTTGATATTAATAGTACAGGAAGTGTTAGAATTCCTTCAGGAACAACTGCACAACGTCCAAGTGTACCAGCAGTAGGAATGATACGTTATAATACAACTACAAGTAAATTTGAAGGGTATGATGGCAACTGGATTGTTTTAACAGGAGTTTATGATTTAGATGCTGATACGTATATTACAGCAGAATTAACACCGGGTGCAAACGATAATATTATTAGATTTTATTCAGCAGGCTCTGAAATTGCAAGTATTACACAAACAGAATTTAATGTATCAAAACTTAACGTAGATGATATTCAAATTGATGGTAATACTATTAGTACAACTACTTTAAATACTGATTTAAACCTAATACCTAATGGTACAGGTGGTGTTAATATTGACAATATTAAGATAAGCGGAAGTGAAATAAATAACACAGTAAGCGGTGCGGCAACTAGATTCACTAATACAGGCACTGGTTATGTAGAAATTGTAGGTACTCAAGGCGTTGTACTTCCAGTAGGAACTTCCGCTGAAAGACATCCAAGTCCTCCATTAGGAATGACTAGATGGAACACTACAGATGGTAGGTTAGAGATACATGATGGAACAAGTTGGGATTCAGTTGCAGGAACATCTGGATCAGTATCAACAACAGACGCTGAAAATATAGCATTAGAAATTGTATTGAGTTTAGGATAAAATAGATGGCAACTTTTTTTAAAAATAGAATAGTAAAAAACGTAGGAACAGTACCTGTAGATATTTACACTACACCAGCAGGCGCAAAAGCTACTGGCATTGGTTTAAGTATTGCTAACTTATTAGACGGAAACACAAGAGTTAGTATTACAATTAAAGACGATACTAGTATTACAGGATATTACGTTAAAGATGTTATGATTGCCCCGAATGCAAGTTTGCGAGCAATTAATGGTGGTGAAAAGTTAATAATGCCCACACAGAATGTTTTAGCTGTACAGGCAGATCAAGATGATGCAGTTGATGTTATCTTTAGTTTTGTGGAGATTGTATAATGAGTTTTAATTATGTAGGTGATTCACCTTTAGCAAGACAAACTGGCGAACGTTATTTTTATGCGTTACGTAGAGATGATGACGGGCAAATATTTATAGCTAAAGTTGATGTAGCTTCACCAACAGACAATATACAGATTAACAAGCCAGGCGGAACTAGCGATAACTATCCAGATTTCCAAGACGGAGCAGACTTTTTTGAAGGCAGAAATCCTAATCATAATTTAGTTTATGAAAACTTAAACTTTGAACAAATGCGTTGGGATGATAAAAATATTTATTATTTTATAAATGATGAAGGTGAATTTGTTTTAAGAATTAATACACCTTACACTTATGCAACAGGTAACTCATCAGAATTTACAGATAAGGATTTTATAACAGGATACTAAGATGGCTGAATTTAATATTGCAAGAATACGATATACATGGAAGAATTACTGGACTGGTGCTACAGTTTACACTAAAGATGATGTAGTTCGCGTAGGTGGTAATACTTATATTTGTATGATCGGCCACACTTCAGACTCAACTGATTTTCCAACTGATTTAAATTATAGTCCAAAGTCTAGATGGTTACTACATACTGAAGGTTATACATGGCGTAATGAATGGCAGGCCGCTACAATATATAATAAAAACGATTTAGTAAAATATGGCGCTGTAATTTATAGAGTACTAACTGAACATACTTCAGGTAATAGTAGTATTGCTGGTGATGAATCAAAACTTATTGTATATTACAAAACCCCAAATTGGCGTAATGAATGGTTACCTTTAACAACATATACAATTGATGACGTTATTCGTTATAGTGGTTATGTTTATAAATGTATAACTGAACATACATCTTCAACAACACTAGGTGGTTTAGAAGTTGACCAAGCTAAATGGGAAATTAAATGGCGTGGCGACTCTTGGAACAAAGATTGGAGCGTTAATACAAGATATTTTAAAGATGATATTGTACGCTATGGTGGAATTGTTTATCGTTGTATAGCTGGACACTCATCTGCCGGAACAACTGTATTAGGATTAGAAAATGATCAAGCTAAGTGGGAAATTGTAATTAGTGGTATTGTATATAAAGGTACTTGGCAATCATCAGATGATTCAAGCGGTACTAGATATAAAGTTGGCGACATTATAACATATGGTCCAACATTATGGCGTTGTAAAACTGCACATACTACTACAAATACATTTATTGAAGCTAATTTTGATATATGGATGCCTGGATTAGGATTTGAAGGTTTATGGGACACTTCTGTTGCATACCAACCAGGTGACATTGTACAGTATGGTGGTTACACTTATACATCAATGACAAATAATACAGCATCAGCACCAAGTGTGACTGGTGTATTTTATGACGGAGAAAGTTTACAAGGAACATATGACTGGGAGTTATTAACTACTGGTTATAGTATGAAATCAGAATGGGAAATTGGTCTTTCGTATAGAACTGGTGACGTTGTTAGACGAAGAGGATGGGTGTATATTGCTGTTAAAGATTCAGTAGGTCAAGAACCAGATGCACTAGATCCAGAACTTCGTTCTTATTATGATCCAGGATCTACTACTTCACCAGATAGTACGCCAACATATTGGCAAGTAGTTACTACAGGTGATTATTATACAGGCGAGTGGGTTGATTCCGCAGGAACAATTTATTCTTTAGGTGATATTGTTGTACATAAAAGTACTGCTTGGGTTTGTAAACAACGACACGAAGCAGATGATTCAACATTAGTTGAACCAGATTTAGATAGCACTAATAGTTATTGGGAAAAACATATTCAAGGTTCTCCAGGAAACGTATTACAATATAAAGGTGACTTAAGAACTCATGATGGTAGTAATCATACTAGACTTGCTATTGGTTCTCCAGGTAGTGCATTAAAAGTTAATGCTAGTGTTAACCCAGCCTGGGAAGGATTAGGCGAAGTTGCTAAAGTTTACTTTGTATCTACATCAGGAAAAGATGCACCAGGTAACGGATTAAGCATTAGTGCTCCATTTAAATCAATGAAATATGCTTGTCAATATATTTTAGCAGACGAGGCAAATAGAGCCCCAGGAACAATTTTTGTTTCAACAGGAGTTTACGAAGAAATTCTTCCTATTATTATTCCAGCAGGAATTACTGTTTGGGGGGATGAAAGACGTTCAGTAACAATTAAACCTGCCCCAGGATCAGAAGGTTTAAATATGTGGCTTTTAAGAAACGGTACTGGTATTAAAAACATGACGTTTATGGGCCTGTCAGGAAACTTAGGTCCGGCTGATGTTTATGGAACTAAACGTCCACAAGGTGGTGCTTATGCATCTTTTGATCCAGGATCAGGCCCAGATGATCAAAGCGTATGGATTACAACAAAATCTCCATATTGTCAAAATATTAGTTCGTTTGGTACTGGTGTTACAGGATTAAGACTTAACGGTAACTTACATAATGGCGGACTTAAATCAATGGTTGCTAATGATGTTACTAACTTTTTAGATGACGGAATTAGTGTATGGTTAAGTGGCGACGCAAGAGCTGAACTTGTTTCAGTGTTTACATATTTTTGTCACATAGGATACTTATGTACAGACGGTGGAAAAATAAGAGGAACTAACGGAAATAACTCTTACGGAACATTTGGTTCAGCGGCAATTGGTACTTTAGCAACTGAAACTCCTATAACTGCAAAAGTACATAATCAATATTATGGTGCAAGTGCTCCAGAGGTTTATAATAATGCTGATAATATTTTTGCTATAGCTTATACACATTCAGGGCAAGGCTATGTTAATGCACAATTTACTGTAAGCGGATCAGGTACTAACGTATCTACTGATAATACATTTACAGAAACAAGAAACGGCGGAATTAGTGAAATTAGATTAAAAGATTCAGGTGACTCAACACTACCTGGCGGTAGAGGATTCCTTACTGGTATAAGAAACTCTGCACAATCAGGAACAACTACTAACATTACTATTGCACAATCTGATATTAATGATGCAAGTTATTATGCCGGCAGAGCATACTTAACATTTGATAATATTAGTGTTGCCGCGGCACAAAGGCCCGCTGGAACGTATCCTATTGTTCCAGCAACTACAAATGGTAGAGGACATGTTCCGCAACAGGCATTTTCAATTACTATCGACGGAACAGGTGCGGCAACATCAATTATACCGTTAGCAGGAAGTCATAGTCATAGAGTTGGTGATACTATTACAGTTTCAGATGTTAACTTAGGTAATCAAGGTGGACCAGTATTAACATTTAAAGTTGCTAGTGTTAGTGAAGGGCAAAGAATTTATATAGAACAAGGTAAAGGTAGAGGTCAGTATGGTATTGTTGATGAATATTTTCCAGCAACAAAACTTATTAACGTATTAAGAGAAAGTGATGGAAAACGTGGCTGGGATCATATAGTTCCAGGATGGACAATTGCTACTGTACTTGATGGTACTACAACTTATAGAATTGAACCTAGAGTTACAGTCACTACTCCAACATATACTACATCAGTTATGAATACTGGTGTTACAAGTACTTGGCGTACAGCTACAGGCCACGGAGAAACATTAATTGCATTTACTGACTCTAGTGAAAAAATACTACATTCTAACTTAACCGGAGCAGTATGGACAGCAGGGTCAAAAGATGCTAATTGGGTTGATCCAAATTGTGTAATAAAATGTAAAGGTAAATTAAAATATTACATTGCCTTAGGTAATGGCGGATATGTTAACTTATCTACAACAGGAACAGCCTGGGGAACTACACCATATACTATAACATCAGCAAATTATGTTGCTGTAGTAGAAGGACCACACACTACTACAAGTCATACAGTAATTGCGATTGCAGATGATTCTGCAACAGTTCAAAGAACTACAGCAGACGGAACAACATGGACCGGTATAGCTACTGGTGGTGCTGTAGGCTTGAAATGGATTGCTTATGGTAATGGTAAATGGATGATAGTTAGAGCCGATGGGTCTTGTATGCAAAGTATTGATGACGGTACTACTTGGGTTGCAGGAAATAATGTTTGTCCATCAACTTATGATGTAACAGGATTTACTTGGGGTAACAATAGATTTGTAGCAACATGTAAACCAAACGGAACATTCTCAATAGGTGCAAACGTAGATCCTTCAACTACAATGATTAGTGATGCAACATCGACTACAAGTGCAACGTTTGGATTATCATCAACGTTCTTCTTTAGCTTCACAGACTTTTCAACTGGTGCAACTAGCTCAGTATGGTATGAATCAGATAACAGTAATATTCTTGATACAGACGATTGGTCTGTTGCTTATAATGATGGAGTGTTTGTAGCTAATAGTAATACTGGTAAAATTAGAACAAGTGATGGTGGGCATGTATGGATGTCACAAGCTAATATTACTCCAGGAACGGCATTAAAACCAATAGTAACATTTAGAACAGACGTTGGTCCAAAATGGTGGATACTAGATACTAATTCACAACCTACTATAACACTACTACGATATGGTGCTACTGCAAAAATGCGAGTAACTACCGATACTGGTAGAATTTCACAAGTGTTAACAACTGAACCCGGAAGTGGATACGACTCTGCTATACCACCAATTGTTTATTTTTATGATACACAAAAAACATTAGAACCAACTATTAGTGTAAGAGTTAATAACGGTGTGCTAGGACAACCTATCTTTAAAAATAGAGGAGGTGGTTATACAAAATTTAACCAGGTTGAAATTACTGGCGACGGATTTGCAGATCAATTCCAAACAGGTCTACATTTTATTGTTAAAGACTTATCACTATTACCAGGACCTGGTGATAACTTAACGTTTACAAGTATTAATGATTTAATTTACAAAGTTGGATCTGTTGAAACATTAAGTGGAGCAGTACCTAATATTACTGCAAAGATTTCACTTGCACCAACTATGGGTAATGCTGAATCTCCAGTACATGAAGAAGATATAGTTATTAGACAATATTATAGTCAAGTTAGGTTAACAGGACACGATTTCTTAGATGTTGGTACTGGTGGTAAATTAACTACTGATTATCCAAAATTATATACTGAAGGATATTCATCAGTTTATCCTCCAGAACAACCAAACGAAACTATTGAATATGCAGGCGGGCGAGTATTTTATACGTCAACTGACCAAGATGGTAACTTTAGAGTTGGTGAGTTATTTAAAGTTGAACAAAGTACTGGTGTTGTAACAATTAATGCTTCACAGTTTGACTTAAAAGGTTTAAATGAGTTAAGATTAGGAGCAATCATTGTTGGCGGCACTCAAGCAGTTATTAGAGAATTTTCTAAAGAAAGTACATTTGTTGCAAACTCAAATAACATTGTACCAACACAGCGAGCTATAGCATCTTATATAACAAGTAGAATTAGCGGTGGTGGATCAAATGTATCTGCTAATGCTGTTTTGGCAGGAACTGTTAAACTAAGCAACTTAAATCAAATATCAAATACTGGTGGATTAGTAATTGACGTGCCGGTCTTAGTAAACATGAAGGGCGGAGTGAGTGGTTCAATTTTAGCTTCGGCATACTTTAACAATGGTATATCTGCAGGCATGCAAATGAATCAAGAATTATATGAAGATCCAGAAGGACACTATGATAATGTTGATCATCAAAATCCACATGGATAGGGAGTATAGGATATGACACTTATGATAAATACTAACAATATGCATTTAGGAAGAAAAAATGGCTGAATTTAAACTAGGAAGAATAAGATTTGTATGGAAAGGGGCATGGGTTGCCTCTACCGTTTATTACAAAGATGATATAGTTCGCAGTGGCGGACGTACATATATTTGTATAACTGGCCACACAGCTTCAAGCGTATTTTATACAGACGAAGCAACTAAATGGCAGAAATTTTCAGATGGTACTGAGTGGCAAAATGATTGGACTCCCGGAACTGTTTATAAATCAAATGATATCGTAAAATACGGTGGATATTTATATATTTGTAACACAGCTCATACAGCCGAAGTTGCAGGAAAATTAGAAACTGATCAAGCAAAATGGGACCTTTTTTCAGAGGGGTTTGACTGGAAAAATTTATGGACTACTAATACTGTTTACAAGATTAATGATATTGTTAAGTATGGTGGAACACTTTATCTATGTACAGCTCCACACACATCATCAGGAACATTTAATAGTGATACTGATGGATTAGAAGCTGATGCTTCTAAATGGGATACTTTTGCACAAGGACAAGATTGGAAAGCTGACTGGTCAATTACTACAAGATATAAAAAACACGACGAAGTAAAATATGGTGGACAACTTTATATTTGTAATGAAGGACATATTTCCGGAACGTTAGTAGAAGGCCTAGAAGCAGATCAAACTAAATGGGATTACTTACATAAAGGTATAGAATATAAATCAGTTCATGCAGGAACAACAAGATATAAAGCTAATGATGTTGTTAAGTATGGTGGAGGCTTATGGCTTTGTAATATACATCATACATCGACAACTAATCTTGCCGCAGACTTAACGAGAGTAGGAGCAATAGCAACTATTGATACAATTAGTGCCGCTGATGCAACTAGAACAGAAGGAACATACAATGATGTAACTGGTACTTCAAGTGGTAGCGGTACAGAAATGAGATTCAAGGTTGTAGTTGATGGTGTCGGTGCTTGTACAGTTACATTAGTACATGGCGGATTTGGTCATGTAGCAACTGATGTAATTTCAATTCCAGCTACACAAATTGGTGGATCAGGTGCAGTACTTACATTTAATGTTGCAACAATTACAACTGTTACATTATGGACTGAATTTGTTCCAGGATTAGAATTTGAAGACAGTTGGTCTAATGCAACTAGTTATCAACCAGGTGACTTTGTAACATACGGTGGTTACTCTTATATTGCAACAATAAACAACTCAAACGTTGTACCATTTGGTAATCCAGGAACTTGGGATTTATTTACAACTGGCTTTAGTATGCAGGGCGACTATGATAATGCTACTGCTTATAAAACAGGCGACGTTGTTAGAGTTGGTGGTTATACATATCTTTGTAAAGCAAACTCAACAGGTAATAGACCACCTAACGCAACTTATTGGGAAAGATTAAACTCAGGAATTAAATGGAAAGACGCCTGGGCAAACGGAGCCTATTATGATCAAGGTGATTCTGTAAGAGGCGCGGCAGGAACTAACTCTTATATTTGTGTACTAGAACATACAGCTGATGAAGTTACGACACAAAATAGACCAGATCAAGATGCTACAGGCACTTACTGGAAATTATTATCAGGTGGTGTTGAATCAGGAAACCTAACTACTGCTGGTGATATAGTTTACTACGGTGGATCAGGTCCTGTTAGATTGCCAGTTGGAACAGCTGGACAGGTATTAAAAGTTAATGCGGCAGGTGACGCTCCAGAATGGGCATACTTTGGTGCTGTCGATCATGTTTATTATGTTGGTCCTGCTGGTAACGATGGAATTGCTCCTATAGATGGTACAACTCTTGACAAACCTTGGAAGTCAACTAGATACGCATTAAACGAAATTAGAAAAGGTCCTAGAAATCCAGACGGTGCAATTTTATTAAAACGCAATAAAGCATTTATTAGTGAAGAAGCTGGTATACAATATGTTGCTTGGAAAATAGCAAATAACTCAGCACCATTTAGTACAGGATATTCACATGATGCGGCAAAATGTGAACGTGATATAGGAATTATCATAGATGCTATGCTTTATGATATTGGACATGGCGGAAATGTACGTACACGTGAAGCGGCTAAATCATTCTTTACAACGGCTGGCGCAAGTTATATTTCAGGACAAACAACACAAACAGTTGATGTAATTAATTACGCTGTATCAATTATTGATACTACTATTAGAAACTTAGCACCAGCAATAAATTATCAAACAACAAACGGTGTTGCAGGTGGATCACAAGTTATACAAAAAATTGATGCAACAAAAAATGTTGAAGCTGGAGTTTATACAACTATTCAAGCATTAGCAAAAATAATTACTGATGTTATTACAGCTGGTAATACTGATGCTTTATCAACTGAAGTAAAACCTTATGATACATTATTTGTAAAAACAGGAATTTATAAAGAAGTATTACCAATGATTGTTCCAGAACATTGTGCAGTTGTTGGAGATGAATTACGTTCAACAGAAATCAATGCATTGAAATCAGGAGATGCTACACAAAGTACAGCTCATGTAACACAGTCACTTAACGGATTAACACACGTTAAAGGGCTCATTGATAATATTTGTACTAATAGTGCATTTACAAAAACACCAGCAGGTGCTCACTTAACAATGGGTACATTAGGTGCCGCTGATGCAAGTAGAACAGCAGGAACTTATAATGGTGTAACAGGTACATCAAGTGGAGCTGGTACAGTAGGAACATTTAACATTGTTGTTGATGGTTCAGGTGCTTGTACAGTTACAGTTGCTACTGGTGGATCAGGACATAGTGTAGGACACACAATTACAATTGCAGATGCTAACTTAGGTAGTGGCGGAGCGGCGGCATTCACAATGAATGTTGCAACAATTGATGCTGGTAACACACAAACACAAGACGTAGCATTACCGGCAGGATCAGCCGCGGCAGGTACACAAGCACAAGCATTAATTCAAGATATTCATGATACAATTAATGTTAAAGTATTTGGTGTAGGCACACTTCCTAAAGTAACTGGTAAGTCTGGCAGAGATTCAACACAAGGATATGTTGATGCAAGATTAAGAATTCTTGAAAATAAAGATTTTATTGCTGACGAAGTAGTAGCATGGTTAAAAACAAACCACACTAGCACTTATGATTTTACTAAAGATGCAAAATGTAAAACAGATGTAAAACATTATCTTGATTCAGTTATATACGACTTAGAAAATTACGGTAATTATAAATCAACACTATACGGACGTTGGATTGCAAACGCGACAACCGGCTGTGAAAAAGAAGACATGTTCTATGTTCAAAACGGAACCGGCGTAAGAAATATGACTGTTAAAGGATTAACAGGTACATTTTACAGAGCAAGTGTTACAACATCGGCTCCACATAATAGAGATGTAAATGAATTAGTAGAATTAAGAGATATATTAGTTAGTTGTCCATCAGGAAATAAAACATATCCTATTGTTTCAAATACTACAAGTTTCACAGTACTTGGATCAGGATTAACTGGAACAGCGTTTGAAATTAATATAGGAACAAGCAGTACTGCACACACTTATGTTAGTGGTGGTACAGTTAAAAAAGCTGATAACTCAAGACTTGCAATTACAGGGTTTGTTTATAATGAAGGAACCGGTATTGCTACAGTTACTACAGCAACACATAGTTTGTCAGCATCAGATACTGTAAACTTATATGGTATTACATTAACTTGTTCTTATGGAACTAAAATTTATCCACAGATGCCATATTCAGGAGTTTATCCTGTAACTAGAAAACCAAGTAATAGCGAAATTAATTTCTTCCTGCCAACAAGTAATACAGTTCATACTTATGTTAGTGGCGGTACAGTTAAAAAAGCAGTTGTTACAAATGTAGGTAGTGCAACAGACGTTAGTGCATTTAGTTACATTAATACTTCTGGATACACAACTGTTACTTCTAGTACACACGGATTAGCAGTTGGAGATTATGTTAAACTTCAAAGTATATTAGTTAATTGTACTTCAAGTGGCGGTGTATCAGAAAAAGTATTTCCAGATGCAACACAAGATTCAGGAATATTTTATGTTTATGATGTTCCGGATGCAAATACATTTGTTGTTGGTATGGACAAAAGTACACTAGTACATAATTATGTTAGTGGAGGTACTGTACAAAAAATTACATACGCTGTATCAGAATCGAAAAGTATAAGTGATTTTGAATATGTATCAACTGGAATTACAAATACTTATGGAACTAAACGCCCAACAGCAGGTGCATTTATTTCACTAGATCCAGGTTGGGGTACAAATGATAAATCAACTTGGATTACGTTAAAATCACCTTATATACAAAATGTTACTACAATAGGTACAAAATGTGTTGGTGCTAAAGTAGATGGCGAATTACATGCAGGCGGTAATGACTCAATTGTAGCAAACGACTTTACACAAATTATTGATGATGGAATTGCAATTTGGGTTACTAACTTAGGTAGAGCTGAACTTGTTTCGGTCTTTACATATTATGGACATATAGGATACTTAACAGAAGCTGGCGGTAAGATCCGTGCTACAAACGGAAATAACTCTTATGGTGATTTTGGATCAGTATCTGAAAGAGTTGATTTAACAGAAAATGCCATTGAAGCATACGTTGACAACAGAAGTTACGCGGCATCAGTTGGTGGCATAATAGTTGATAATAATAAAATTATTGCACTTGAATATACTAATGCTGGACGAGATTATACTCCAGGAACAACAACGTATTCATTCTCAGGTGATGGTTATGGACTAGCAGGTATAACTCCAGTAACAGTTACTGGCGGAGTTATGCAAGTTAGATTAACTGGTAACTCAAGTACATTTGGTGGTAAAGATTATATTACATCTGGAAATTCAATTCAAGCTGGAACTGATACACAAATTACTTTATCAAATACTGATACAGCATTGAGTAACGCATACATAGGAATGGCAATTGTTATTACTAGTGGTAAAGGTGCAGGTCAGATTGCATACATCGACACATATAATGCTGGAACAAAAATTGCTACAGTTAAAAAACCAAGCGATGATACTGCTGGTTGGGATCACATGATTAGTGGTACAGCTATTGAAACATTATTAGATAACACAACAACATATCAAGTTGAACCGAGAGTAACGTTTTCAGCACCAAGCGGTGATGGATCAACAAGTTCAGTTCAAGCCCAAGCAAGAGCAAAAGTTGTTGATGGAAAAATAACTGAGGTTAGAATTTTTAATCCAGGTTCTTCTTATACAGCAACTCCAACAGTAACATTTACTGATCCTAATAATACAGCAGATGCACTTTATGAAGTCTTTATTGGCGACGGTGTTTTAACACAACCTACTTTTACTGATGCAGGAACAGGATTTACAACTGTAACAGCTACAGTGGCTGATGCAGGTACTGACAAAACTATTGCAGGAGTTTCATACACAGCTAATCCATATGCAGTAGTGTTACTTGAAGCAAATAAAGAGTATGTTAAAGATGAAGTTAATGCATGGATTACACAACAAATAGCAAGTGGCTCACCAAGTATGTGGGGAGGATTTGTTCATGATGCAATTAAGTGTGAAAGAGATGTAGGATACTTGGTCGATGCATTTGTACATGATTTAAAATATGGTAGTAACTCAGAAACTATTAGATCAGCTAGAACATATTGGATAGGTGAAAGATTTGTTGGAGGTGAAAGAGCTCAAATAGTTGAAGCATACGAGCAAATGAGAGATATTATTGTAACTTATATTTTAACTAATACTGCACATTCTTCACTACAGTCAGTTACATCACAAACTACAAATGCTAATAACGGTGAAGCGGCGTCTGTTACTAAAACAGGTGAATTAATTAGTATTATTACACAAGTTGTACAACATGGACTATCAGTTCTTCCAACTAACGGTAGTAACGGTATAGTAGATATTACAGTTACAGGACATAATATGAATGCTAGAGATAAAGTTGCAATAACAGAAATAGTAGGTACAAATCAACTTAATGCTAATTCATATTATGTTGATGTTGTTGATGTTGATACATTAAGGCTGTTTGTAGATAAAGATTTATTATGGCCAGCTGTAGGAACTACTTTCTCTGCGTATATATCAGGCGGTACTGCTAATACTGGCGCTGGATATAGAGATCAAAAACAAGATGGAAAATATGTTCAAGTTGAAGGTATGTTATCAATACCACAAGCAGGATCAAATGTACAATTTACTACAAATACAAATACTTGGTATAAACTTGTATCTGTAACGAACTTAAATGGTAGTGGACCATACTCAGCACTATTACAATTAAGTCCAAATATAGAAATTCCAAATTCGCCTGGACACGGTGAAAAATTAGAAATAAGAATTCGATATAGTCAAGTTCGATTAACGGGACATGACTTTTTGGATGTAGGAACTGGTAACTTTACTAGCACTAACTATCCTGGAATACCTGCTACACCATCAGATCAAACAGATGAAACTGTTGAAAGTGGTGGCGGTAGGGTGTTTATGACATCAACGGACCAAGACGGTAACTTTAGAGTTGGCGACTTGTTTACAGTTGAACAGGCTACAGGTATTGCTACTCTAAATGCTGATGCATTTAGTATATCAGGCTTACAAGAACTTCAATTAGGAAGTGTTGCATTAGGTAGTACAGGCGCTGTTATTAATGAATTTAGTACAGACGGTACTTTTACTGCAAATAGTGACAGTATTGTTCCAACACAAAGAGCAATTAAGACATATATCACGTCCCAAATTGGTGGCGGTGCTTCTGAATTGAATGTAAATAGTGTAACAGCTGGAGTAATTAATATTCAAGGTAACACTATTACTACAACGACAGGTGCTTTAATAAATACTACTGCTGTAATGCACTTCTCTGGGGGAGTTAGTGGAGCCCCAGTTGCAATGCAACAGTTTTTACTAAGTTAAGAAAGGTTAAAGGAGAAACAAAATGGCCACAGGAAGATTAGGACACGCGGATTTGGCGGCAGGTGCTTACACTTCTTTATATACTGTACCTGCTAACACAAATGCAATTGTTAGTGTGAATATGGTTAATAGAGGATATTCAGCAATTACCATCAGAATTGCAACAACTACCGGTGCCACTCCGTTGGCAAGTGAGTTTATCGAGTATGATGTAGAGTTACTGTCAAAGGGTGTCATGGAAAGAACAGGTATTGCATTATCGGCAGGGCAAATACTTGTAGTTTATTCGTCTGCCGTAAGTGTAAGTGCAGTATGTTTTGGTATTGAAACATCGACTGTATAATGATAAATACATATAACAAGTTAGTTAAAGGATAAAACACAATGGGAAGATACATATCAACAACTGGAACTAGTAGTGCGGTAATAGTAGAGAAATCTACTACGTATACTGCTAAAGTTAATGAAAGGGTCTTAGCCAATACTTCGGGTGGTGCATGGACATTAACTATGCCTGCTAATGCATCGTTGTTGGTAAACGATGTTGTGCAAGTTATCGATCCTACAGGAAGTTATTCAAGTAATAATTTAACTGTAGCAAGAAACGGCTCAAAGATCCAAAATTTGAATGAAGATTTAACCATGAACATTAACAACGTAGCTATCACCTTTATATACACAGGTGCTACTTACGGTTGGGTAATGTCTGGTACTTAAGATAGAGGAAAATTGTAAATGTCAAGTTTAAGTGCGTTACTAGGCGATGTTACCGGAGGTAGTTCGGTACCAACCAAAATATTTTATGTATATAATAACAACAGAGGCATAACTAATGGCGGTTGTTGTTGTGGATGGACGGTACCAGCTGGAATCAGAAACGCAACCTTTGAATTATGGGGTGGAGGCGGAGCAGGCGCAGGCGCATGTTGTTGCCAATGGCCAGTTCAAGGTGCAGGCGGAGGTTCGTATGCAATTCGTACAGTAACTTCAGCGGCAGGTACAACATTGGCAGGTAACGTATATACAATTTGTGCGGCAGGAAATGGCTCATGTTGTCAAGCTCATTGTTTAGGGTATAATGGTTATACTTCTTTCGTTACTGGCTCAAGTATTCCTACAACATGTGCAGGTCCAGGGTGCGGAGGCAAAACAATGTGTCACGGACTTTATGCCTACAATTGTTGTCATGGTTGCCATGTTATTGATAGTCGTGTACAGGGAGATTTACGCTTTGGACATGGACGTGATGGTTCAATGATGACTCACTACTGTCACAATCAAATGTGGGAACAAGTAGGAGGAGGACCTAAGACTAGTTCAAGTAGAAAAGGTAAAGACTCTTGTATACCACCAATGTATTGTACAGGATGTGGTTGGGGTTGTTCAGATGATTATCCATCAGGTGGTAGTTTTAGTGCAACAGCATGTGGCGGAGGATGTTGTTGGGGACAATGGAGCTCCGGAGGAATGGTTAAAATATCATATAGTTAATATATGGACCTAACTAAGAAATGATAAATATAAAGGTATAAGGATACAAATTATGAAGCAAATTACTAAAGATTTTACATACGATATACCCGATGAGTATTTGGCACAAACAAATGCTGATGGGAATACCGCGACAGCTTCTTATACAGGTCCAGAGAAATTATGGGTTTTTGTAGACGAAGCGTCGAATAAAAACAAAAGTGACGCAATGCAAATTGACGAAAACTGGGACGACAACGGAATGCCAGCACCAGATGGGCAAGTTAAATGTGAACTAGATTGTAAAGGTGCAGATACTTTAATTTGTGCAATCTTTTTACCTCACTCAGTTACATTAACCCAAACAGATATATCAGTTGATTTACCAGAAGATTATGGAACGTATGTTCATGCATGGCCTCCATATCCAGATCACGCTTATGAAAGAGAATTAATAAAATATAAACCAGAGACTGCAACAGTAGATAATACTAACGGTGATAATATGCACAGAGACGGCGACTGGGAACTAACTTGGAAACAACCTTGGGTTACTTGGGGTACAATGACTCAATTAAGAAACGATTTATTAGCAATGAGTGATGGTAAAGTATCATTTGATCAACCAGATTCAGTTAAACAACCTTGGATTGATTGGCGTAAAAAGATGAGAGATATGCCTACAGTTTGGAAACGCGGCGAAGCAGACGAATATCCAGCACATATGGTTAAATTTCCAACAGAGCCAACAAGAGGCGGCTTTGCTGATCCGCCAGCACCAGGAACAGATACTGATCCAAATGAATTATAAGATTAACGGAGAAATTAATTAAATGTCTGCATTAAGAACATTACTAGAATTAGGCGGCGACGAAGGGGCTAAATCCCTAAAAACTCTTTATATCTTCCACAGTAGTTTTGATACAACAAGAAATAGCAATCCAGGCTGTAATTGTACTTGGACTGTCCCAGCAGATACGACATGGGCGGCTTTTGAAGTATGGGGAGCTGGCGGTGACGGTGGCGGAGTTTGTTGTTGTATGCAAGGGTTTAGTGGAGGTTCAGGTAGCTACGGTCGTAAAATGGGCGAAGTAAAACCAGGATCTAGTTTTATATTATGTGCAGGCTCGGCAGGATGTTGTAGACCTACTAATACAGGCTGTCCAGGATGTGGAAGTTATGCATGTTCGGCAACTGGTTGTTGCGATGGAACATATTTTTGTCTATGTGCATCAGGCGGCGGATATGGAAGATCAGATTGTCACTTTGGAGCGGCTTCTGGAACATATTGTGGATGCCCAACTTACTCATGTGGATGTGTACAAGGGGCAGATTTTGCAATTTGTGGATTCCACGGCGGCGGCGCTGGAACATCAATGTGTGCAAGTTCAACATTTCAATTAACACAATCGGCTCCGATGGCACAAGCAGGTGCTAGAATGAGTCATGATAACTGCTATCAAACACACGGTAGAGTACATGCTGGCCCGGCAACATTCCCAGGAGGGGGTGGCGGAACAGGAAGTAGTCATACACCTTGTTATTGTGGCGGACCAGGAGCAGGAGGGTTAGTAGTTGTTTACTATACATCAGATATTTAAAGGAAGTTTATAAATTATGTCAACTTTAACAGATTACTTACCAGGATATAATCAAACAACGGCTCCACCGAAAGCCTTTACAGTTTCCTATGAATGGAATTGGGATCATAACGAAGCTTGGCCACGCCAAGCACACGGAATGCCACCACAAGGAAGATATTGTTGTACAGGTAACGGCGGAAAATGTTGTCACTGGACAATACCAGCAGGTACAAACTATGTAGTTTGGGAAATGTGGGGCGGTGGCGCATCAGGCATGGGATCATGTTGTTGTATGCAAGGCTATCCAGCAGACTCAGGTAGTTATGCTGTTAAAAGTTCAGCAGTTTCACCAGGTGATACATTTACAATGTGTGCAGGAGCGGCTACATGTTGCAGACCTAGTGCAAGTAATTATACTGGCTGTAATACTTTTGTTATGGGAACACCATCAGGATTAAGTTGTTTTTGTGCAACTGCTTGTGGTGGAATCTGTACTAACTGTTCACAATGTCACGGATACTTTGGATGTTATAGTTGTTGTATGAACTGTTATAACTGTTCACAACAACCTAATAACGTTGACTTTGGAATTTCAGGAATTAAAGGATCATCACAACGTTCACAACATTGTGGCGATAGAGGATTACAATATATACCAGTTGCACCAATGGCACAATCAGGACCAAGAATGGGACCAAATGGTTGTTGTACACGAGGCGGCGATATGTTTGGCTCATGGCCAGGCGGAGCTGGATCGAGTTCACAATCATATGCAAGTTGTTGTTGTGGTTCACCAGGGGCAAGCGGCGCGATATACGTGTTGTATTACTAGGAAAATATAAATGGCTAAATTTACAGATATAAGCGGATTTGAACACCAAGATAAATCAGAAAACCCTAATGCAAAAGAGTTCCCTCAAATTGATATTCAATTTAGTTATGATATGCCTGACAAATATCTATACCAAACAACAAAATTAGGTTTAGTAGGCCAGCATAGTTATAGAGGCCCAGATCATATGTGGGTGTTTATGGATAAGATAACTAACAAACTTGCTTCAACACCAGGACCTTGGGGCATTGAAGATGATTATATGCCACCAGCACATACGTATAAAGTATTAATTGATTGTAACGAAAATCCATTAATCTGTGAATTATTAGAGCCAGATGTTGATCAAGTATTAATTGACGGTAGAGAACAAACTATTGAAGAATTACCTGTAATTAATTCAGTTGACGGGAAACCATTTGTACATATACAACCAAAAGTACCAACACCTGATCATACATACGAAAGAGATGATGTAGAATTTAATCCAACTGGACACGATCCTAAAACAGGATTAGGCGGAAGTTGGGTATTTCCACTACCATTTAAAAAACCACACGTTAGTTGGTATTCACTAAAAAATACACGTTGGTCTAAATTAAGTGGAAGTGATCATAAAATTCAAGACGATACACCAACTGCACTTAAAACAAAATGGGAAAATTATAGAAAAGAATTAAGAGATATTCCTGAAGTTTACGGTGCGGCATTTAAAATTGAAATTACAGCTGGCGGTAGTGATTATAAAGCAGGCGACAAATTTGTTGTTGATAAATCAGTATTTGGTTTTAAAGATGAAGATTTAGAACAACCTGATGATATTCTACAACCAATGGGTTGGAGACCCGGATTTGATCATTATGATGAGAGTAATACGCATACTGGTGGACCATCAGGAACACTACCAGGTGATAATCCAGCAAGTCCAGAAGGTATAATTAACGAAGGTACTTTTGGACCGTTAGGATTAACTGAAAAACCAACACTTGATGTTACTATTATTGTTACAGAAGTTGATGGTGATGGTGTTATTACAGGTGTAAGAACACGTAATGCCTTTAATGCTAGACATATTTTTGAAGCACAAACACATACAGATGTGGCAAATACAGCAACTACTGATGCTGGTACTGGTGCAAAATTTAAATTATCCAAAGTAGTACGTTGGGATCCATGGAAAGTTAGACTGCCATTAGCACCTGACGATAAACCAGCACAATGGGAAGGTAAACAAATTAAGCGTTACCTAACTGAAGAAGAACGTGATGATCCATCAGATGGATATTATATGGATCAAATTTATGACCCAGTTCAATTAAGATTTATTCCGCCAGAATTAGGTGGAAATTACATGGCTAAAGACCTAGCTAGACTTAACCTAAGTACTAACGGTACAGCATTCGATGACGGTGATGACGATGGGTTATCGGCGGCACCAGCCAGCCCTGCAGGTAAGACTAGAGTAATGGGAACAGTTACAGCCAGAAAACAATCCTCTTAATATAAAATTCTTTAAATATCTTGCGTAACACTTATATTATTAAGTGCGAATAAATGCAAGAGGATAAAGGATGTCTAATAACAGAAATACAGCTATTTTTATAAATGGTGGCGCTGGCCGAGTAATTGCGTCAATCCCTGCTTTAGAATTATTTGCAACAGAAAATCCAGACGACGATTTTATTATTGTTTGTGAAGGCGGCACTGATTTCTACAAAGGCCACCCTGTTCTACATGCTAAAGCATACGATAACTGGCACAAAAATCTATTCCAAGAAAAATTAATTAACATGAATTTATGTACACCTGAACCTTATAGGGTTTGGGAGTATTATAACCAAAAATGTAGTATTGCTCAAGCATACGATATTGGCATTAATAATAAAGGATTAAGAGACCTTCCAAGACCAGTCCTAAGACTTAATCGTCAAGAAATGATGTTTGGTGAAAAAGTAGTTAACGAAGTTAAAGAAAAATGTAAAAAGAAACAAGCAATAGTATTCCAACCATATGGTAGAATGATTCAAAACGAAAATGGAATGGTTTCAGACGGAAGTGGACGTAGTTTTGAAGCCGATAATGCTGTTAATATTGTTAGAAAACTTTCTAAAAAATATGCAGTTATACATATGGCCGAATTTCAAATGGAATTCCAAAAACATCAGATTGAAGAACCTGTAGCATCTCCAATGGGTGCTGATTTAAGAGCTTGGGCTGGTATTATTTTAGCGGCTGATTACTTTTTAGGATGTGATAGTGCTGGTCAACATATAGTTCATGCACTAGATAAAAAAGCTACAGTTGTTATAGGCTCAACTTTTGCTGTTAATGTTTCTTATCCAACTGATGAGAATATGGATATTTTAGATATGGGTGAAACTAAAAGAGTATATTCTCCAATTCGTATTACTACTGATGAATGGTCTGATAGAGTTAATGATGGTATCATGCAAATGAATGACAAAATTGAAGATGTCATTATCGAATCTATTGAAAAAGGAATAAAAGGTAAAAAACAAAAGAAGGGTTAATAACTTATGAAGCGGGTCTTTGCATTCGGTTGCTCTTTTACACATTATGCTTGGCCGTCTTATGCTGACTATTTAGGATATGAATTTGATTCGTTTTCTAATTGGGCTCACCCTGGACTTGGGAATAGAGCTATAGCCCAACGTGTAGCAGAATGTAATATTAAAAATAATTTTACTAAAGATGATATTATATTAGTACAATGGTCTAGTCATATGCGTAATGATTGGCATTCATTCCAAGCATTAAACTTTGACCCTAATAGTTTTTTACATAGTTGGTTTAAAAATACAGATATAATAGGTTGGAAAACACAAGGTAGTATTTTTAGTATAGGTAATAATTTAATATACGACGATGTATGGATTGACAGATTCTGGGACGAACGAAGTTTTTTTATGTATACAATGAACGATATAGCCGCTACACAAGGATTACTAAACTCAACAGGATGTACTTGGAGAATGACATCAATTGGTGAGTTAGACAAATGCGGAACTGATTTTCCTTATCATCCCGACCACGGAGAAAGCCATAAACCAGGAAGATTGTCTATGTGGGAGCGTGAGCCTGCGTTGAAGTGCTATCAAACTGTATTCGACAACTATAAAGAGAACTGGATGTCTCCTATAGGATTGTATACGTGGGATAATCCAGATGATGCATATTGGTTCCAAGGCCCTGATGATAAAGAGCCATGGAAAGAGACACATCCTAGTCATGTACACCATTATAATTATTTAAATGATATTGTACGTCCTAGTTTAGGATTAGAAAAAGAAAACTGCAATAAACAAAAAAATTTATATAACCAATTAAGTCAATTTAGAAAAGAACATAAAGATCTTATTGGTTTTGAACAACGAATATTAGATGAATTAGTCGATATTAATACAGGATATGAAGGATTTTAAAATATGAGTAAATCGGTTTGGATTGCAGGAATAGCCAGAGGACACAATGCTGGAGTATGTCTATTAAAAGATGGTGAAGTTGTATTTGCCATAGAAGAAGAACGTTTAACAAGACAAAAATATGACGGTGCTCCTTATGCCGCTATTGTGAAAATTTTAGAATATACAGATAAACTTGATTATCTGATTGTAGCTCATACGCAATCATTACAATCATCTGCAGGAAAAATTGACTTTAGTGGTGACGATCCATATACTGGATTAGCAAGAAAGTTAGGACTAATTCAACGTGGACATAATTCATATGCGGAAAGCCATCCGCAAGTTATTGATCTAAGTCATATTCATCATAAATTACATGCCGCTTGTGCATTTTATCGTAGTGGATTTAATTCCGCAGTTGCACTTGTAGTTGACGGTGCTGGAACCTTTCTTGATTTTCGTGTTAATAACGAAGGAATGACATGTTGGGAAACTGAAAGTATTTTTGATTGCGAGTATCCAGTAACATTTAAAACACTTTATAAACATGTGGGCGTTAGAGGTCCATTAATAGGTAGTAAAATAGGAAACTTTTCTAGTGAAATGTTTGATGAGCCTGAAGGTTCCACACATATTTTACATGTCTCAGAAAATGCCGGCATTACAAAAGCATACGAAGCCGTTACAGAATATTGTGGCTTTCAATTTATTGAAGCAGGAAAAACAATGGGCCTATTTCCTTATGGAAAAGAAAATCCTAAGTGTCCGAAAATATTTAGAGATGATACAATTTACCCTATAGCAGATAGACAAGTTATTATACCTGATTATCCAAATGGTGCTCATGTTAATTATAATATGTTTACTGAACTTGCAAAAGGCGACGTTACAAGAGATGAAAAAATCGATATTACAGAATATCAAAATCGTAGAGACTTTGCTTATTCTATACAAACACAAACACAAGACGAAGTTGTAAAACTTATTAAAGAATCTGTTAAATTAAGTGGCAAAAAGAAAGTTGTAATTAGCGGTGGGTATGGATTAAATTGTGTTGCAAATTATCATTATTTAGAAGCACTTAAAGATGAAGATATTGAAATTTATGTTGAACCAGTTTCAAATGATGCTGGCACGGCAATGGGTGCGGCATTACTATGGCATAGAAAGTTAACTGGTGATACTACTGTTAACCCACAAGTTGAAACATTATATGAAGGGCCGAAATATAACTATTCCGTAGATCAAATACATGAAGTTGCAAAGAAATATAATGCTGATGTAAAAACAGCAACAATTGACGATGCTGTAACATTATTAACAGATAGAAAAATTGTAACACTATTTCAAGGAAGAAGTGAGAACGGTCCAAGAGCATTAGGAAATAGAACTATTATGTATGACCCGTCAGATCCTAATGGTAAGGACCATGTAAATGAAGTAAAACATAGAGAATATTTTAGACCATTTGCAGGAACAATTTTAGAAGAAGATGTTCATGAATGGTTTGATTTGCGTGGAATGGAATCATCACCAACTATGATGTATGCTGTAAATTGTCAGGATGGTATTGCTGAACGAATTCCTGCAATTATTCATGTAGATGGAACTTGTAGAATTCAAACAGTAAATGAAAAACAAAATCCCCATTATTATAATATTATTAAAGCCTTTAAGGAAAAAACAGGTATTTCTATAGTGTTTAATACTAGCTTTAATTTAGCTGGCGAGCCATTAGTTGAAACACTAGATGATGCTATTAGGACCCTTGCAAATAGTGATATTGAATACTTATTCCTGCCTGAATATAACAAATTAATCACCGTATCAAACTATTAACAAAATATAGATATTCTTGGAACCCGTGTTTTTAGGTAAATACATAAAACAAAGAGGATTAGAATGTTCGATATTAGCAAATACTTCCGCAAAGGAGCCAATAATTCAATTGAATTTAAAAACGGCGCCAACCTTAGCTATTCTGGACCATCATCTACTCTAGTTGAAAGTGGTACAGAAATAGATCGTTGGTATGTGGGCGAATTTATGGGTGCTGAATATACAATAGCTTGTGATGTTTCTACAACACGTAAAGAAGTGATAAAGGCGCTTTGTACAGCAAGTCCAGAAAAAGCTAACATTATGGTTTATGGCCGGAGCAATTTAGGTCATGATTTACTCCGACTAGAAGTAGTAGTTACAGATTCATATTTTAGTTTAGTTGCATATCCTAGAGAACAAGATGACTCCACAGTAATTGCAGGAGCTAAGGTAATTTATAGTGCGAATTACTACAAAACACAGAACGAAGCCACTGCTACATGATGTCGATAAATACATACGGAGCCAATAAATGAGTGTAACTAAATCACCCTTTGAAGCACAAGCAGGATACAAAAGCCCAGGATTTACTGTAGATGAGCTAGGTAATGTAACTGTTCGTACTTTAACATATACTGCACAAGAAGAAGCATCAGTTAGTGGTGACTTTATTCTAAGAGATAATGGTGGAAACTTTACTGTTGATGAATATTTTATTGACGGTACTGACACTTTAGATACTAATCCAGATATATCTGTAGTAAGAGGACAAGCATATACATTTACTCTTTTATTATCTTCATCATCTCTTACATTAAATATATTTCAAGATGATCCTGGTAATCCTGCAGGAAATAAAATAGCTTACAATGATGGGGTGTCATGGACTTCAGTTGACGGGAATTCAACATTAACTGAAAGTAATGCACAAGGACAAAGTACTGGTAAAACACTTTTTACAGTTCCTGCAAATGCGCCAAGTATATTATATTACGGAGACGGAGACGGAAGTCCAAGAGGTTCTATAGCAGTTACAGATCCAACAATTTCAGGTATTGGATCTTTTAGTAGTATTCTTACTACAGGAGATTTAACTGCACAAGGTGAAAATGCTACAGTAACATTGGCACCAACTGGTAGTTCAGGAACAGTTGTTATTAATCCTACCAATGGTGGTACATTAAGTAACATGGATGTTAATGCATTAAAATTAACATCATCAGATAATGTGTCATTAGCTGGAGCAAATTCTATAATAACAATTAAACCTACAGGAACAGGAACAGTTGAAGTGCATCCTAATACAAGTGGTAAGTTAGACAATGTTGTTATTGGATCAACTACAGCTCAAAACGGAGCCTTTTTAGACTTAAAATCTACGTCAGGAACGTTAAATAACACAGTGATAGGAGATGTTACTCCTACAGCAGGAAATTTTACAGTAGCTACTATGACAGCAACACCAGTAGGACCGAAACAGATAACTAATAAAAAGTATGTAGATACTACAGCATCGGCTTTAGCGATCGCACTAGGGGTATAACTTAAGATGGCAAAAACAAAAGTAGAACAATATGTATTTCAACCAGGTATCCCTGTTACAGATAACCGCTATGGCATGGCGCATGATCTTATTAAGAATAATGTTGAATTCATTTGTGATGAAACAGCGGCATGGATTGCTGAACAAGTTAAAATGGAGCCAACATATCCAAATGCGTATGCACAAATTATAGCAAATAAAGAATTTGTAGCTGACGAAGTAATGGCTTGGTTTGATGCTACATATCCAGGAGTTCACACAGCAGAAAGACATGAAAAATGTGAACGTGATACAAGATACAACATTGACGCAATTGCATATGATTTAAATACTGGTGGTAATTCTAAATGTATTGAATATGCAAAAAAATATTGGGAAGGTACTAATTCAAACCTTGCTAACTCAAGTGAACAAACGTATGCACTTGCTGTTAATAATAAAGTAGTAGAAATATTTAAAGATTATATTCTAAAAAATGTTGCATATACACCACAACAATCACCAATAGTTACTACACAAGATTCAAGTAACCCAGTTGGTGAATCTTATGCAATATACAGAGTAATAGAATTAAAAGATATTCTTAATGATGTTACTGAAAACGGATTAAGTGCAATACCGGCAGTAACTCCATCATGGGCAGGATACACTTATGATCCTGTACTTTGTGAAAGAGATACAAGATATAACTTACAAGGTACTGATAGTACAGGTGGTATACTTTTTGATTTAAGGTATGGTGGTAATGAACAAACAAGATTTACTGCTAGTAAATATTGGATTAATTCAACACCACAGATTGACGGTAATAGAACACCTGAAATATTTGCTAAAAATTATGTACGTGATTTAATTAATAATTATATTTTAGCACAACCTACACCAGCACCAACATTTCCGTATGCATTAGTATTAATTGATGCAAATAAAGAATTTATAGCTGACGAAGTAATGGCTTGGTTTGATAATACTTACCCAGGAGTTCATACACCAGAAAGACATGCAAAGTGTGAACGTGATACTAAATTTAATATTGATGCAATTAGATCAGATTTATATACTGGTGGTAATCATCAATCCATTAAAATGGGCAAAAGGTACTTTACCGGAATATCTACTTTACTAGGTAGCGGTGAACAAGCGTATGCACTTGCTGTTAATAATAAAGTACAAGATATCATTAACAATTATATTCTTACAAACACATCATATACAACTCAGCAAGTTCCAGTAGTTACTACACAAACTACAAATGCAAATAATGGAGAAGTTGGATGTACTTCTAGAATAGCAGATGCTGTTACTATTATTAATAATATTACTGAAAATGGTCCAGGAGTTGCTCCAACTCCAGGATATACAAATGCAGGTTATACACCATTACAAACAGCAACATCTCAATATTTTAATACAGCTAGTGTGGCAGAAAGTGCCGCGGCTGGTATTATAACAGATAGATTTAGCATTATTACTGACGTAGTTGAAAATGGTCTAGATAATGTTCCAGCTGTTATTAAAGCTGGAGTTAGTTCTATTAGATTACAAACTCGAGTACCAACAAATGACTTATTATTAATTACTGATACTACAGTTAATGAAGTCTTGTTTAACTTTACAGATCCAGAAAGAGGCGCTACTGTTAAGTTCCAAACAGACATGAATGCTCTCACTAAAAATACTGACGATGATTTTCCAAAGTTTTTAGAAAGAACTGGTACAGTTACAACTATCTTTTTAGATGTAAACACAGATACTCCAACATATCATCCTAATGCACTTGTTCAATTAGAAGCAAATAAAGAATTCTTACAAAAAGAAGCTACTGCATGGATTGGTAATAATGTTTCAACAGCTACTACATATCCTTTTGCTAATGCATTGATAGTTGCTAACAAAGAATGGTTGGCTGACGAAGTAATGGCTTGGTTTGATATAACATATCCAGGTGTCCATGATACTGTACAGCATGAAAAATGTGAACGTGATACAAAATATAACATTGATGCAATTGCATATGACATCCTAAATGGAAGCAATTCTAAAACTATTGAGTACGCAAAAAGATATTGGGAAGGTGTAACTTCTAATCTTACTAATTCAGGTGAAGGATTTACAGCTACTACTGAGCAAGAAATATCATATGCTATTGCTGTTAATAATAAATTAAGAGATTTAATTATTAATAATGTACTTACAAATACAATGGCGACAACCGTACAAAGTCCTATTGTAACAGTACAATCTACTAATGCTAATGATGGTGAGACAAAAACACTTGGAAGAGTAACAGATCTAGTTGCAATATTTACTAGTGTTATACAAAGTGGAACATCAGTGTTACCAAATACTATTCCATCTTGGTCTGACTATACTTATAATGGACCAAAATGTGAAAGAGATGTAAAATATCAAATTGACGCTCTTAAGTATGATTTAAAATATGGCGGCAATCTTGAAACTTATAAAAATGCTGAAAAGTATTGGTATGGAGCAACACCGCAAATTGATGGTGATCGTTCACACGAAGTATATACTAAAGAATTTATATTACGATTAATTAATCATTATGTATTTAAAAACATTTTATGGCCTACATTACAAGCAGGTCCAGGGGCTGTCGCTCAGGTTACATGGTATACTGCGGCAGAGTTAGGTACATCAGATAGAACAAGTGAACTATTTAAAGTTGTTAATGATGTTATTACACATGGTACAAGTGTACTGCCTGTTAAAGATGAAAGACAAATATTTTCAGAAACAGATGATCTTCAAATATTTATTGACCAAGGTGAATTAAGAACTAGACCATACGACTTTGGTACTGATGCAATTGAACGTATGAGAATTTCAGCTCCAGTATCTATGCTTGATGCTGACTTTGAGTATGGATTACAACCTACGAAGTGGCAAGCGATTGCTACACAAAGAGGTTATCCATCAATTTATGAAGTACCAGGTACAGATAAACAAGTGCAATCAGTTGTAACAGACGCTTCAAGTGGAACTGGTGGAATTGGTCAGTCATTAATTACTGTTACTACGATTGGCGCTCATAACTTAGAGTCAGGAACTCCAATTACACTTAAAGCATTAGAAAATTCAGTAGCAGGGGCAAGTAGAGCTGAAGGCTCATTTATTATTTCAACAACACCTACTATTAGTACATTTACATATTTTGCAAAATCAAAAGTTGGTACAGCTAACGGTGAAGTACTTTCAACATTTTATACACAATTACGCGAAGCAGGATTTTATACAGGAGCGTCAATTGGTAATCCATCATTTACTATTGAATCACAAGGTGCCGCAGGAGTATTATATAATCCATTAGCGGTATTAAATGGGACAGATAAGATTACATGGGACGGAACACTTCCAGAAGTTGGTTCTCCGATGTTAGTTGAATCTGGCATGGCTATTGCAATTTATACATACTCGGCGGCAGATGCTTTACGAACAGCAGGAACTTATAATAATATCGTTGGTACATCAGATAGCGTAGTTGCAGACTTAATTGTTCCAACAGTTAATATTGTAATTGACGGGACAGGTGCCGCAGTAGCAACTATTGTTACAGGTGGACGACGTAATGCAGTTAATGATACTATTACAGTTACAGATGCACAATTAGGTAGTGGCGGAGCGGCGAATTTAACATTTAAGATCCAAACAATAAACAATGGTGTAGGAATTCCAACTGGTGCACAGGTTACATCAGTACAAGGTACTGGTGGAACAATTGCAACACTTCAAACATCGTCAGATGTTGCTATTGGTTCTAACGTAATTCCAGTTACAAATACTGCAGGTGTATTAACTGGTATGGGAATTGATAGAGGTGACGGAACTGCGGTATTTGTAAGTAGTATTGTTGGAAATAATATTAATTTAGATGGAAATACAACGAACACAATTATTGGTAATAATGTTACTTATACAGCATTATCAGGAACAAATGTTACAGGTGCAGGATTTGGAGCAACATTTGATATTAGTAGAGCAGGCGGAACTTATACTGTAACTGTTAACGACGACGGAGATGATTACGAAACTGGAGATGTTATTATAGTTTTAGGTAATTCACTAGGTGGTACTACTCCTGAACATGATTGTAGAATTGAAATTACAGAAGCAGATACTAGCGGAGATATTGTTACTATCACTACAACAGGAACAGCATTTGATGGAAATGCTAACTATATAGGCTTAACAGGTACAAACGCTAATGGTGTTGGTACTGGAGCATTGTTTGATATTACATATACTAATAATTCATATAGTGTTAGTTTAGCACAACCAACTTATACAAATATTTCAGGAACATCATTAGGTGGTGTTGGTACTGGAGCGGCTTTTGATGTTACTTTAACTAATAATGTTTATACTATTGCACTAAATGCCGGCGATGCTAGTACAGGGTATATTGTTAATGATTATATTAAAATTGATGGATTACAATTAGGCGGAGCTTCGTCAACTAATGATGCTTTAGTTAAAGTTACAGGAATTAATGCTGGTGCTATAACTAGTATGACTATTACTGGTACTGGAGCCGACGCAAACGTTACATATTCAGGTGTTGTATATACTACTACAAGTATTGGTGGTCTTACAGCATCTATTAATGTTACTAGAGTAGGTACAGTTTATAGTGTAGCAATATTTGGCGGTGGTTCAGGTTATGGAGTAGGTGATACATTAAACATTTTAGGAACAGCCTTAGGTGGTACAAGTCCAACTAACGATGCAACTGTTACTATAGCTACTGTTAATGCTGGAGGTACTATTCAAACAGCAACTATTGGCGGTACAGCGGTTAATGTTCAAACATTTAGTAATGTAAGTAGCCATACAAATCAATTAGGTGAAAATGCACAATTTAATGTTACTGTAAATTATAATAATACATATTCAGGAGTTCTTGGAGCACTTGGTGGCAATACATATAATGTTGATTCACAAATAGTAATTGCAGGAACATCATTAGGAGGAGCAACACCGGCCAATGATGCTACTATTACAGTTACTGGTGTAAATGGTATAGGATTAATTCAAACATTTACAATCGCAGGAACATCAGCTGATGCAACAACTGGATATGTTGTTGGTGACTTATTAAAAATTGCAGGACCTACATTAGGTGGTATTAATACAACTAATGATGCAGAAGTTAGTATTAGCACAGTTAGTGGAACAGGTGTAATTACTGGACTTACAATTAGTGGTACTGCCGCAGATGCAACAGCAACTTATTCTGGAGTAGCATATACTACAAATACAGCCAGTGGAACAACAGCAGACTTTACTGTAACTAGATTAGATATAGCGTATTCGGCAATTATTAGTACCCCAGGAACAGGTTACTTAGCAGGTGAAACATTTACAATTGACGGAGCAAATTTAGGTGGTGGAACTGGTACAAATGATTGTACAATTACAATTGCTACAGTTGGTGGCGGTGGTGAAATTTTAACTATTAATGTAACTGGTACAGCATTAGATCAAGCAAGTTATTACGGAATTAGCCAAGCAGATGGTCAAGCAATTATGACAGTTGGTGCAGGTGCTACTTGGGATGTAGTATTAAGTGGTGGTTCTTATACACCGTCACTTGCTAATGGTGGTACACTTTATAATGCAACACAAACAATTAAAATTCTTGGACCACAATTAGGTGGTGCAAGTCCAACTAATGATTTAGAACTTACAATTAATAGTGTTACGCCAACAGGAGCAATTTCTACTTTTAGTCATAGTGGTACAGCACCGGGTGGAAGTGCTAGTTATACTGGTATTGGTGGAACAAATTTAAATAATATAGGTACTAATGCTACGTTTACAGTAACACGTTCAACAGGAGTATATAGTACGCCGACAGTAGTTGCTGATGGTGAAAATTATCTTGCAGGAAACAAAATTAAAATTACAGGATCACAACTTGGTGGTGTAGATGCAACTAATGACATTATTGTAACAGTTGGTTCAGTAACAACAGACGGAAGTATTACTACTGTTACAGGATTAGGATCAGGAATTACAGGAACAGTTGTTCAAACATATTCATCAGTTACTTTATCTGAATCAATAACACAGGCCTTAACAGCACAGAGTACTATTGCTTTTGCGGCATTGGCTACTGTTAAAATTACATTTGCTACTGCACACGGATTAGTTCCAGGAGATTCATTTATTATTACTGTAGCTAGTGATAGTGGAGCAAACAACCATACACTTTGTGAAGGTCCATTCTTTGCACAGCAAGTTCCATCATTACTTACACTAAAATATCAATGTAGAGCACCAGGAACAATTGGTGATGTTAATGATATAATTGCAGACATTTATCCAAGACCAGATTCGTTCTTTGTACATAGACCATATGATGGTGGTGTTATGTTAGGAACAGGTGGACCACAACACGGTGCACAGGCAATTAGACAGAGTAAAAAATATATTAGGTATCAATCAGGTAAAGGTATTATGTATACAACGGGTGCCTTATTTGCACCAAGTTACGATTTGCTTAACGTTACAGCAGAAGACGTAACAATTGGATCATTTATTACTGTTACTACAGATGATGTAGACCACGGTCTACAAATTGGTGGAGTAATTAGATTACTTGGAATTGAAACTCCAGGATATAACGGAGATTATACAGTAGCATCTGTTGTTTCAGAAAGACAATTTAGAGTTGTTGCTGATTTCAAACTAGGTAGCACAACTCCAACATTAAGTCCAAGAGCACAAGTTTCGTTACTTACATGGCACGGTGCAACTGTACGTTCAGGAGCATTTGATGATCAGAACGGTATCTTTATGGAGTATGATGGAGAAAACTTTACTTGTGTACAACGTACTGCAACACTACAATTAGCAGGAACAGTAAGTGTACCTGTTGATAGTAACTTATGTACAGGAGTTGGATCAAGATTTAGAGATCAACTTAAAGCAGGCGATAGAATTGTTATTAAAGGAATGACCCATGTTGTTTCTAATATTGCAAGTGATACAAGTATGTATCTTACACCTGACTTTCGTGGTGTAACTCCAGCGTCAGCTTGTAAAGTATGTTTAGTTAGTGATAAGAAAACTAAACAAAACGAATTTAATAAAGATAAACTTGACGGTTCTGGTAGTAGTGGATATATTATTGATGTGTCTAAGATGCAGATGATGGGAGTCCAATACAGTTGGTACGGAGCAGGATTTATTGACTATATGTTACGTGGTGATGACGGTAACTTTATCTTCTTCCATAGAATGAGAAATAGTAATATAAACACAGAAGCATTTATGCGTACTGGTAATATGCCAGTTAGATATGAAATTACTAACGAAGGTCCATCAGGAAAACTAGCGGCAGATATTGATTATGCACAAACTACTATTCCATTAGTAGATGCAAAATATTTTCCGAATGCAGGAACAATTTTTATTGATGGTGAGATGATTAACTATACAGGCATTACTGGAGATACATTAACTGGGGCAACAAGAGCGGCGCCGATGTCAAACTATGCATCAGGAGCCAACAGAACATATACAGCTGGAGAAGCCGCGGCTCATACAGCAAAAACAGGTGTACCACTAATTAGTAATACTATATCACCGATTATATCACACTGGGGATCAGCGTTCTTAACAGACGGTGGCTTTGATAGTGATCGTGGTTACATTTTCTCATACGCATCAACTGGTAACGAAATTACTACAACAAGAAACACGGTGTTTATGCTTAGACTAGCACCTAGTGTATCTAACGCTATTGTTGGTGACTTAGGTGAACGTGAGCTACTTAACAGAGCCCAGTTACTACTTGAAGGTATTGAAGTTACATCAGATACAAGTACAGGTGGTATCGTTATTGAGGGTGTGTTAAATCCACAAAACTATCCCACAGATCCAGGTAACGTTGGGTGGGCTGGATTATCAGGACTTGCTCAAGGTGGCCAACCTAGCTTTGCACAAGTGGCACCAGGTGGATCTGTTACATGGAGTACAGGTGCTACACAGGTTGTTAGAAATGCAACTACAACGGCACAAATGACAGACTCGGCTAATTCATTATATAATAGATCAAATACTGTATGGCATTACTTTTCAGGAGCTGAATGGGATGCCTTAAATGATACTGTTCAAACCGGTGTAGAAGTTGTTGCTACTGGTAACCCTGCGGCAGGGTCTTCAGACTTTCCAGCAGGAACAACAGTATCTGATATTTACTACCAATCCTGGTATCCTAGATATCAAGTTAGAATGAGTAATAGAAACTCAGGCTATGTTAGTGCTGGTGAATCAGTTACATTTGGTATTGGTGGCGAGTTATCTTATACTAACTACTTGTACTTTACAAAAACAAGTTGGGAAGGAACTGCCGCAGTTTCTGGTACAGAAGTAAGCGATTCTAAATTTCCGGCGGGTACTGCGGTATCAAATGTTCAAGGACCATTAGAGTTTGGTGGAGTAGAGTATTATAAAGTAACGTTTTCACAAACATCAATTGCAACTGTGGCGGCAGGTGCAAATGTAGGATTCTTATTTGGACAACCACCGTATGCACAGCCAGGTGAAACTGTATTTTCATTCATTGCAAACCCAGGTAGTCTTGCAAACTTAGATTTATCAGGATTGAAAGAACTAACAAATACTACATTAGGTGGACGAGGAACATATCCAAATGGACCTGATGTATTAGCAATTAATGTTTATAAAACGTCTGGTGCGGCTGTTAACGCGAACTTAATTCTAAGATGGGGTGAAGCACAAGCCTAAGTATTAAACGCAATCGTTGTACGTATTGTGTCTTTTCCACTTTCTAATATTTCATGTTTCAAGTAACTTGGAAACAATAGTATTCTTCCTTTAACAGGTTGGTATACATATTCCTGCCAAGAAAACTCTGCATTAGTATCATGTTGTGATTGATATTGTACTAGGGGATTAGGATTTCTAAATTGTAAGCCTCCAGCATTTTCATTTGCTCTAACCCAATATATTCCTGAAATGCTTCCTACACCGTGGTCGTGTTCTTTATGAACATCACCTTCTATATAGTCTTGAGTCCACCAAGACAATGCATGAATATCTGGAGTGTTAAAACTAGAAGTTCTTGTTTGTACTGATCGCATATTACTTTGTGATTGATACATGTCGATCCCCCTACATATTTCTCTATATAAGTCATTTAAATCATGAACATGTAAATCTATAATCTTGTTTGGTTCAAAGTAATCTGTGGCATGTGGAGCGTTAGCATCTGGTCGCGGCAAATCTTTAAGTTTTTTTACTACTACCTTTTCTACATGATCTGCTAACTTAGGATCAATATCGTGTACTAATACACCAACTGGGAAGAGCTTTTCTATATACATATTATACCGGATTACTTTTGTGTATTTTTAGCATCTTGACTATCTTCTATTGGTTGGCTATCGCCAGGCATAAGCCGATAATTATCTTCTACTGAATCAGGTGTACTAACTTCGGTTATGCTACTTCCATCTTCTAATGCTACTAATTGATGGGGTTGTAAAGGAGGGTTATGCCAAGTGTCGCCTTCTTTTAATTCTTTTTGGTATAGTTGAGCAGTATTAGTGTCAATGTAATTTAACATAAACTTGCCGTTATTTACAAACCAAGTTTCGTCTTTATCTTTATGAAAATGCATAGAAAATTTATTACCTTTTTTAGCGAACACTAAAATTTTACCACAATATTTGTCATTAGTTGCCCAAATAAGTTCGTATCCCCAGCCCTTTTCTACTGTTCCATTTAATTGTGTCATATGATAAAATCCTCTACCGGTTTAAATTTGTACTCTCCAATAGTATTACTTAACTTTTCTATATCTGCTTTTGTATAATACTGGTATTGTTTTACTAAGTTTTCGGGCATAGGTATTGTATTAATTTCAGCTCCCCATTTTTTAGCTATTAGTTCTGCTATTTGTAAGAAAGTTCTAGTTTGCCCTGTACCAATATTCCAAATATCTGTTGCATCAACTGTTAAAAATTTTTCTAAAATTTGACATACATCACCTACATGAATAAAATCTCTATGTATATTCTCACTATTTTCAAAAACATTTATTTTTTTAGTTTCAATTGCTTGTGCTTTAAACTTATGAAATACACTTTTTTGATCACCTTTATGTTCTTCTCCAGGACCATATACATTAAAAAATCTAAATCCTTGAACATTAACTTGATATTCAGTTATTGACTGAACGTATCTATCAAATAAGTATTTGCTCCAAGCATATGGTGATTGCGGATTTACAGGCGAGTTTTCTTTAAATTCTGTATTGCTTCCATATACACTGGCACTTGAAGCATACATAAAAGTTACTCCAAATGTATCACATAATTCTAACATTTTAATACTAAACTCATAATTTTGCTTTAGGATTTTATCAACATCTTTTTCTGTTGTATCACTAATTGCACCTAAATGAATTACTCTATCGTATTCTTTTGGATCTGGAAATCTTCCATCAATATAATCATACCCTTCTACATCATGTCCTTTATGGGCAAGATAAGGGCCTAAATTTTTACCTATAAATCCGTTACTTCCTGTAATTAAAATTCTCATTCTTTCTCCGGCATTGTAATAGAAATTTTTTTTATTAGTTCTGTTGTTGAATGTCCTTCTACCTTAGGAAATATAACTACCTTTGCTATATCATTTCCTACAGTTGTTTCTACAGTATAATCTCCGCCTTTTACAATGATATCTGGTTTAACTTTTTCAATAGTATCTATTGGAGTATCTTCATCAAATATTATAACCTCATCTATAAATCCTAATTCTTCTAATGTTTCTTTTCGCTTTATTTCATTGTTAATGGGTCTAGTTTCGCCTTTAAGACGCTTAACACTTTTATCACTATTAATGCCCACCACAAGGCGTTTACCTAGCGTGTGTGCGTGTCTAAGTAGCTTTAAATGACCAGTATGCAGTATATCAAACACCCCATTAGTCCATACAATACCCCTATCTAAATCATCTAATGTTACTAGAACAACTCCACGTTTTTCTACACTACGAGTTGCGGCATAACTGGCAAGTTCACAAGCATAAGGAATACTTAATCCTTTATTATAAGCATAAACTATAACTGCTAAAACTATATCTCCTGCACCTGTAACATCTGAGACTTCTTTTATATCTTCTTTAAAATAATGATATTCACTATCTTTATTTAAAACATGAATACCATTAGAACCGTCAGTTACAACTAACCAAGTCCAATTATGATCACGCATATATTCTAACGCATGAGTTTTATTATACTTACCATTCCATTCTTCATATTCTTTTATATTAGGTTTTACTAAAAAGGCACCATCATAATAATGTGCATCTTGTTTAGGATCAACAAATAATTTTATATCTGCTGTACCTAATAATTCTTCAACAGTTTCTTCAGTAACAGTTCCTTTATTATAATCACTAATAACAACAATATCATTATTAGACAGACTTTCTGATAATCTTTTTAATGCTTCTTTACCGGTATATTTTGTTTCTCTATCCCAACGTAAAAGATGTTGTCCTGAATCTCCTACAAGTCTTGTTTTAATAGTTGTTCTATATGGCTTATCTAAACTAGATAAATTACTAACTATATCAGTCTTTCCTAATAAGTGAAGTACATGAATTCCTTGCGTATCTTTTCCTACTACTCCATATAATTCTGTATTAACATCTATATTTTTTAAATTAATTGCTAAATTAGCCGCACCACCTAAATTAAATGTTTGGTGGTGTTCGTTTAAAATTAAAACATTAGCTTCAGGAGATACTCTATCAGCTTTACCGTTAATCCAACGGTCTAACATTATATCTCCATACACTTTGATCATTTTTGTTCCATTAGCGATACTAATTTAAAAACTGTTTCTAATTTTGTTAAATTTGATTTATTTTGTAAAGTATTTCGTAAGCCTTGATGTAACGGTTTTGGCCACTTATTAAATCCTACCCAAGCATATCCGTTATGTTCTTTATTTAATTTTGGTATGAATTCTTCTTTTATAACACATAGATATGTATGGAACTTAAACTTTTCGTCACTACTAACAAAAGTTTCTAAAGGAATAGATTTAATTATAGAAGGTGTATTTCCTATTTCTTCTTGTACTTCTCTTTGTAATGCTTGAAATGGGATTTCTTTAGTCTCGTTAGTTCCACCAACAAGTCCCCAAACATTATTTTGTTTACTTTGGGCTCTATGTAAAAATAAAAACCTATTAGTATCTAAAGTATAGAAGAGAGCACCACTACATATTATATCAGTCATACTAATAATTATGCTAAAGAGCTAGGCGCCAGGTGCCGATTCGATATGTGCCTTCGAAGCTTAATGTCCATTCTGAACCGTCCCATCTATATTGGATACCGGTATTAAGGTTGGTTGTATATTTAATATCTATTGTAGAGTCTGAACCGTCATTATTACTAGCATTAAATACTATAGTCCAGCTATTTCCGTCCCATTCAACTATATCATTAGCTGATGCAATAAAATCAACACCAGCTACGCTTTTCCAAGCATCTGGGCCATCAGCATTAGTTGATGCACCAATATCTTCTAACAATAAAATTCTAGTACCACTAACTTTAAGGTTTGTTGGATTAGTTCTTGTTGGATCAATAATATAGTCAATTGTACCTTTAGTAACTGCTGGTCCTTCAAATATTGAATTTGTAGGAATAGTATCAACATCCCAGTTTACAATTATTTGAGTTTCGTCTAGAGAGTTTAATGCAAATGTACCAATAACATTTCCAACATCTAACCTATTCAAATAAATTTTGCTTAGTCCTGCTATATACTCTCCAAGCTCTGATTCTAAAACTGTACGCCAATTAATTTCGCCAGCAACTCCATTTTTACCTAATACAACTATATTGTTAGTTACAATAATATCATAGCCTG